GATCAGAGTTCTTGTTCAAGACATCCTGTATGGCTTCCTGAACAAACGCATAACCCTCTAACCGGCCCATCAAATGTTTGTACTGCTCCATCGATTTGACATTGCCGCTGCTAACGAAGTCTTTAGTCTCGTTTTCAAGCCTGCGAATGGCAAATATGACTTTCTCTGCAAATTCAAGCATGGATAACTCCAATGAAGCAGACAGATAGACCCCTGTCCGAAGGTTACGTGGCTATTATGCACACTTTTACGCTAATTTTACCTTTTTGAATGCATCTTTTCGGTAAACATACGTTACGCGTGGGTCATTTTGTGGTGTTTTTACACTTTTTGGTGACCCAGACATCTCTTTAGGCTCTTTTTTAGCCTTTTTTGTTGCTTTGGTTTGCATTTTTTGCTCCTTGTTGGGCATTTCGGATTGCATCTTGTGAATTTCTCTGTGCTGCAGCCTGTTGTTGCAGTGCCAAACGAGCAGTATCAAACTGAACATCGGCCTGCTCCTTCTGTTGGTCAAGGCCAAGGCGCTGTTGGTCTATCTGCAGCTTAGCTTGATCGCGCTGAGCGCTCTGTCCAAGCTCTTGTTTCTTCAATTCAACCAGCGGATCGGTCTGTGGGCCCATCAATTGGTTCTGCAAGGCCTTGACCTCTTGGAAACCTTGCGCAACCTTGATTGCAATCATCGCCTCACGCTGCAAAGATGAGATAAGTTGGTCAGGATCTGTGCCGTACTGCTGGAACAACTCCGCTTCCACCTCTTCTTCCGCCTTCAAGCGGATGTGATCAAAGATGTGCTTCTGCAAAGTAACCGCCACGTTAGGCATACCCTGCATCATCGGGCTCATACCAAACAAGATATGGGTCAGGATGTGAGCATCGTGCTGCTGGCCGGCAAAAGCTTTGAGCGGTGAGCCATCAAGCGCCTGTGCGTTCTCGCTTGCAGGATCCTTTGGCTTGTCCACTTGCTGTGTGTTCAAGATGGTGTCGATATCCCGCACACCAATGGCTTCATACATGCGGCGATAGGCCTCATACATGTTGTGCATCTGCGGTGCGCTCTGAGCCAGTTGCAACTGCGTCTGCGCCATCGTGATACGCTGGGCAACAGAGAAGATGTTGGGGTCAGAAACAGGCAAGACATCGATGCGGTCATCAAAGTCACGTGCCTTGATTCTGCGACTCTCGCCGGGCACATCGTATGGATATTCAGCAGGCAAATAGTCTGCAAAACCCTTGGCCAGCAATTGAAATTCCATGCGCTGGCTGTAGTGCAAACGCTTGTGAATTGCAGACATGACCGCACTGCCTTTTTCAAGCAATGCAATCGTCGTTCCAACAGCAGCATTCTGGTTGCTATCACCAACTTGCATGTCGGTAATACTTGCCAAACGGCGGCCAGCATCTACGCAAAAACCAAGGAGCGCAAACAAGGTCTGGCTTGGCTCTTTGTATGGCAATGGCAACAAGGATGCAGACAACTCAGCACCACCCGCGTCCATGTCGCGGAACTCGCCGGGCGACAAAGGTGTATCGTCGTTTGCAATCCGCGCACCCTTGGCTTTAAAGCCTGCAGGCAGGTTAGCCAGCGTTCCAGCGTCCACCAATTGCTGCAGTGCAGAAGTAGCCGTCTTAGTAAGGCCGCCAACCAAGTGCAAGAAGCCCAAGCCATACGCTCCGGGGCCTTGGACCAGCAAGTAATGCACGTAGTACTGCTTGCGTGCAAACAGAGGATCGCCCTCTTTCCAATTACGGCGCACACCCACAACAGACTGAGAAATCTCATCAATCGTAACGATGTATGGCAGCTTAATGCCTGTCTCTTCGCCGTCCTCATCCTTGTGCTCAAAGCCGCGGATATCCAGATCAACCAAGAACTCCAGCAAACAGATCTCTTCTTCCACACCAGTAGGATCCACACCCGTTGTGCGGTCTGTTTCCTTCTTGATAATGCTTTGGCCTGTCTCTGCAGCCGTTGTCATCTGCGCTGTATCCAAGTACTGACCACGGATCACTGCTTTGCGGTAATCGTTGGTGGACATCGGAACGCGGTGCGTGATCCGCTGGCATTCGCTCATCACAGATGAGCCTGTATACGGTATATACAGATTATCTGGCAGCACCAAAGCGCTTACCATGCGGCCCTTAGTCTCGTCGTAATAGACTTTCTTAAATGCCGAGCCACCAAAGCCAACGTAGAACAGCAACTGATCAAAGTCAGGGGTGTACTCTTCCATCACCGTGGTGATCTGGTAGTTCATGAAGTCACGCACGCGGTCCGCTTGCATCAACTTCTCACGTGTCTCCTTGCCCAGCACCTGCGTGCGCACGGGCCCGCCCGCGGGCATCAATTCCTTAAGCGCTTGGGCTTGGAACTGAACAATACTCTCTGTCAAAAGTGGGTGCTGCACGCCGCACGCGCCCTTGAATGGCTTGGTACGCTCTTCAAACGTAAAGCCCAGCATCTTCATGCCCTTGCTGTACTGCTCTTCCCACTCCTTGCGTGAAGACTTGTCAGCATCAAACAAAGACATCAAGTCAGACGAGATAAGCTGCAAGACATCAGGCTCAATGATCTCGGCTAAGTTGCTGTCATAGGCAACATCGTCGTCTTCTGCACCGATATTTACAACAACTTCACCGGTTTCTGTATCAAACTCAATGTCAATATCTGAGGGCAACTCATCTTCCATCTCAACGGCGACATCGCCCTCAGGCAAGTCGTCGATTGTCATGTTCTTTTCAATTGGCATGTTGTGTCCTTACAGATATCTGCGGTTATCGTTGGGCTGGCGCTCGATCATACCCCCATCAGCGCGTTGCGCGGGAGGTTGGAACATATTCATTTGAATTGTGCGCGCTGCATTTAGTGGTGGAGGAGGGGGAGCAACAATCAAACCTTTGTCCTGAAATAGTTGCTTAATGCTGAACGGTATGTCTTTAGGGTTTAATGCATTGACCAAATCTAACATTTGTTCTGCATAGTCTTCTGGCACCACGTTGCCTGTTCTAACGCCGTTGCCATTCATCTGGGTAATGGTGTTTGCTTTGTGTGGTAATTTGTTGGCTACCTTGGGCGTCACAAATTCAACGTTGTTAACAGCGTGCCCATTTTTGTCGTACAGGCTAAAGAGGCGAACCTCTCCGTTTATTAACGCATTAATACCGTTGTCCATTGGACCATATGTGCCTGCTTCCGCATAGCCGCCTATTGAATTACCCAAAAACTTCGCTTGAATTAAAGAAGCTTTTGGATCGGTAATCTCGCGCCATGTCATACCGTTTGAATCAGTTGGCAAAAATTCCTTAGTGCCAAACTGACCAAGTTCAGGAGGAACGGGTTTTTTTGCTGAGGCTAACTTGTCGACTGTGCGAACTTTTTCTTTAAATACTTCCGCTTTTGCAAATGATGGGAGAGCTTTAGCGTAAAACTCAGGCACGCTCATCTGTGCAAGGTCTTTAGGATCCATTTTCATTATTTCTTGTGCAAACTCATACCTTTGCATGCCAAATGCATCGGGAATGCCCATGTACGTTAAATCCGTAATGGGCACATCTGCCTGTAACGCCATAATTCCTTCTTGCCGCTTTGGTGCATTTGCTAAAGCGGGATACAGATCCGCATATTGAGCAATGCTACTTGGGCTTACATTTTCAACTAGTTGATCATCTATCAAACGAGAAATTTTTGGCTCAAGCACCGTGTTAAACAAAGTTGGGTTATCCGCCAACTTTTGCCGAATGTTGGCAACTTCTTCCGCTGCTTTTTTAGGGGGCAATTGATCCGCATTCTTTTTAGTCAATCGCAACAAAAACTCATCTGGAATAATGTTTGGATTAGCTTTCATCTGTTGCAAAATTGTTTGTTTAAACGCCTCTGCTGCCACCCTGTTGTCGTCTAACCCAGCCCCTGTTTGCTGAACACGGAAATTACTTACATTCATCATCCGGTCAAAACGTTTTTCTATCTCCTTCATCGCCGTAACATCGCCTGCCCTTGAAGCATTAATCAGGGCCTGTGGGAATTGTTCTTCTAACGGAGAATCTTTTGGAAGTTTAATGCGGCCACTAATCAAAGCTTCGCGTAAAGGATCCGATATGCTGCCTGCCTTAGTCTTAAAGTAGTCGCGAAGTTTTGTATCAATAAACTGCTTTGCCGCTTCTTTGTTTTCGGCTGGTGCTCTAATAAGGTCTAACGTTCCTATATAACCTTTTATTGCCGTATCCAACGAAGATATTGGCTCGTCTTCCACGCTCTTTGCCGTTGGGAATACACCGCCAGCAGGGCGGCGGATGTAGGAAGCACCGGGAACTGCCAACTGCTGGTTGTACTGCTGGAAGTCACGCGCCGCTTCGCCCGCTTTTTCCGCTACAGCACCCGCAGCCTTCACACCCGTGCGCGTAACGCCAGCAGGATTGACAAGGTTACTACCTAGATCACCTGCACCATAGAAACCGGCTAGGGTTGGATCGGTAGATGGGGTGAATCCTAGGCCCGCGGCCCGTGATTGTTCTTTCAGATACTCACTGCCCATGAACGGCTTCTCAACATCGTAGCCAAACGGACGCATTGCCATCGTTGCAAGATCAACAGGCGCACCCAAAATATTCTGCGGTACGTTGGTCATGCCTTTAAGGAACTCTACCTGACCTTCGCCAGACTTCAGAGCCTTGGAGATGTTGCCTTCTTTGCGACCAATACCAGACTTCTGTGCAATAAAAGCAGCATTGCTTGCCGCTTCCCGCTCTGCTGATTCTTGGGCCGCGATCCGTTCTATCTGCTGCGGGGTCAGGCGCTCTTGCTCAACTTCACCACCGTCCGCGTAGCCTGTAGGATCGTATTCAACATCACCAATGTAACGGTCTGGGCGGGAACCCATCTTGTTCATTTCCAAAATATTCTTTGGATCAACACCCAACTGCTGCATTGATACCTCAAGCGGCGTTGCCTTTAACTGCTCAGGTGTCAAGTTACTGCGCACACGGGCCAACTCCGCCTGCACTTCGCCCGGCATATGACGATACAAGGTCTCACCAACGTACCTGTCAGGGTCTCCCACCGCATATCTCATGTACTTGTCGGCCTGCAAACGCATCGATAGATTGTCCGCAACGCTTCCAATGTTTGGATACGCTCTTTCCATCTCCCGAATAACATTCTCATTGACCGTAGGATTAGCGTTGTACTTACCTTGACGTGCTTGCACGTAAGCAATAAACGCTCCGGGGTTTGCACCCTCTGTAAAACCTTCTGCTGACTGGATTGCATGTTGGCCTTCGTGCAACACAGTTCCGCGGACCATGCTCCTCGCATCATCCTCCGGCAAATCACGTATCCGACCACTGATCATGTTGTTCTGAACATCAAAATTACCCATGGCCAACGGCGCACCCTTGCGCTTTGTTGTCTCCATCATCACCTGTGGCATGTCATAGGTCGGATAAATGCTCTCCAACTCAGGATGCTTAAGCATTTCGTAGAAATTACGCGGCACAGAAGCTGTCTTTTGCTGCAGAACTGCCGGCGCATCACTGATCTCTTCAATCAAATTACCGCGGTTATCAACCAACGTCAAATTCTGTGCACGGATTTCCTCTGGTGACAAGTTCTTAGCCTGCAGGTCCGCGTGCCGCGCTGCTGCTTCCGGCCTTGCACGAACAAACATCTGCGAAGGAGGAGCCGCCAAAGCTTGCAACATCTCAGAAGCCTTACCGCCACCTTCCAGCGTTCTGCGTACCGCTGGCTCCAACGCTCTTTCCGCAGCACCAACCAAGCGTCCCGTGCCGGGACCCACGGCAAGAGGAGAAATCTGTGCAGCTATGCTTGCTGCAAAAGCAGGATTGGCTACGTCACGAATTTCTTGATACTTCGGGTGCAAAACACTAAAGCCCATCTGATCGGGCCGAGTGCCAAGGGCCCCGGCTACCGCTGCGTATGTCTTAGGATCGGGGAGTGTGTTGACATCCCGCATCGCAGCAAGTCTCCTTGCTGCCTCGCCTTGCTTACGAATGTTAGGATTGCCAAAAGATGGCTTGGTCAAATCTTCACCAACCTCACCACCATCCTTCATCATCACAGGCGTAACGCTTAAATCAAGAGAAGCTAATTTGTTGACAGGCTTGTAATTGGCAAAGAACTCTTCTGTCTCCGTGCTCTTGTTCTCGTTGTATACCCGGTCATCCTCTTCGTCCTGCGCATCAGCCAAAGCTGCTAAAGCAAAAGCTGCCTGATAGCTTGCGGGCATGGACTTGACATCCATCTTTGCCATCGTTGCTTTGGCAGGAGTTGCCTGATCCGCTTGGGCCATTGGAGGCAGGGACGGGGGCAGAGGCTCACGGTCTTTTTTTGCCATTGTTTCACGTGGAACATCTTTGCCAAGGAATCCCTTGACACGCTCTACATAGGTGCGGGTCTCCGCCGGCAACTTCTTTGGGTCGGCACCAGCAGCAATCCATTTGTCCGTGGACCCCGGTCCCCAGTTGTACGCAATCAAAGCCTTCTCTGTATCGCCATACTTCTGTTTCATGGCCTGCAAGTAATCCACACCTACCCTTGCAATCTCATCAGGGGACTTGTCTTTAGCAGGAGCTACACCAAAGCCGGGATCTGTAATGGTCTTGGGCATGACCTGCATCTCACCAAGGGCACCCTTGGGACTGGTGGTCAGAGTTTTACCGTCTGCTGCGTACCGCTTACCACGGCTCTCCGCCTGCTTTACAGCAGCAACTATCTCTTCAAACGTCTGTTGGGCCATGGTCCGAGGTCCTTGATCAAATATTCAAGACATTTTATGCGGCATTTCAATAATACTCAACCGGTGTTGTATCAGGCTCGTCTTCCGTATCGTCGTCCGTGTCCAACGCAATAAAGTTACCAGCACGGAATCTCGTCCAAGCCATTACCGCGGTATCCACTTGGTCGTCATTGTTCCCATTAGGAAAAGCCGCGCATTCCTCTACAAGGTCCTCGGCCCACTCCTTACCCTCAGGATACCAGATCATGCCGGACTCCAGCAAAGGAGCAACAGCATTGGCGCGGCTGACTTTGTCCTGACCAGACCTTCTACCACCGGGCGAGAACATCGTGACAGGAATGCCCATTTTACGCAGTTCTTGTTGCAAGGGTGTGCCAGTAGCTTTCGCTTCAATCAAAACATTATCAGGCTTCCAATACATGTATTCATCTTTAGCCATGCGTTTAAGCTCTGGGAAGTCCCAACGGCCCTTGCGCACATTAAGCAGCATCAGATTGGCACCAGAATCAGCATCAGGATAGAACACGCCCCACGTCGAGATGACAGAGAAGTCAGCAGTTTCTTTTTTACTGTACGCCGTATCGTATACCTGAATCAGATACTCACACTCTGGTGGATCATCGTACTTCCACTTGCGCCACCAGTTACGCTTCAGGATCGCACCCTCATCATTCGTTGGCTGCTGCTGCCACTGGGCGTTCCACTTCTTTAAGCCAATGGAGACCTTGACCTTTTCTAACTCATCAAGGCTCCAGTAGTCGGGCCACAAGGGTTTACCACTGGGGAGAATGGCAGGGAACTCCAGAACTTCCCACTGGTCAGACTTCAAATAGCCCTGCTGCTTGAGCAAGCGGCCAGAAAGGTCGTCTGTCTTCCAACGCGTATTAATGACAATGATTGCACCGCCCGGTTGCAAACGCTGGCGAGGACCGGACGTGTACCACTCCCACGTGTTCTCCATCGCAGTTTCAGACACAGCATCCTGCTCGTCCAAAATATCATCCAGCACGACAACATTACCACCACGGCCCGTCATCGCACCGCCCTTACCAATGAAGAACGCTTCACCGCCTTGGGCCGTGTTCCACCGACCGGCAGCCTTACTGTCAACTGACAGGGCCATCTTTGGGAACAACTCTTTGTATTTCTCGTCATCAACAAGGTTACGGATCATCCTACCAAAGCGTTGAGCAAGCTCCGCGGTGTGGGAGCCGACAATGAGTTTAGTGTCAGGGTTTCTACCCATAAGATACGCCGGGAACAGATAGCTCCCAAGCTGGGACTTGCCATGACGAGGAGGCATCGCAATCATTAGGCGCTTGCACTCGCCAGAGATTACACGATCAAGGGCCTTGGCGATACGTTTGTGGTGTTCCCCAAC